CAATAACAAGACCACTCAGTTCGCACGAAGCGATAGCTACATTTGCATCGGGTGATCTTTTCCACCAAGAAATTACTTCATCTTCGGTGGGTAGTCTCTTCTCATCAACGTATATTCCCCACTTCTCTGTAGGTTGCTTAGTGTCCTGTGCGATTGGGATCGGCAGCCAACCGCGATCCAGATACTCTAGTGCTGCGTCTAAGGTGTTCATTCATTTCCTCCGTGAAATATTGATCGAGGTCAAGCGTAGGCCAAGCCTCTTTGATTTTTGAAAGGTAAGTGGAGGAAACAAAATCCCTTCGTACCCACCCATATGGGGTAGTACGGCAGATGCCCAATGACTTTGCCACCGAAGGTGCGCCGCCAAGATCATCAATTAGTTTTTGTATATCGAAGTGCATTTTTTTTGTTTTCCTCTTGCAATATAAATGGACGTATCATATACACTACTAATACACAACCTTTGATCTGTATAAAGATCGATAAAATTCAAGGGTCAACTTCATGGACGACGACATTATATTCGGTGACACACTTCTATCTGTACCAGCTCACCCTAAAAAAGATCGCCTTAAAGAACACGCCGCACAGTACGTAGATACTTTAGAGAAGCTTGATCTTGCCAAGGGTAACTTAGACTACCTTAAAGAAATATTGCTAAGTGATCTACCCGAAGAGGTAGGAGAATACCCTATCGAAATGGACGACGGACGCACTCTCGTTATTAAGATACCTGAGAAGTGGACGTGGGATAAGAAGCTCTTGAAAGAAACCTACGAAGCTTCTGGCTTACCAGAATGTGTATCACAAAGTTTTCTCGTTGATCGGAAAAAGTACGAAGCCGCACCCGACAACGTGAGAGAGGTGCTTACTAAAGCGCTGACTATTCAATGCGGCTCACCAACAATTAAGGTTCAAACATGAAAATAACACCGTTTAAAACAACGGACGCTAGTGTAAGCGCTAAGTCCAAGACATTGGTGTATGGGCCACACGGATCGGGTAAGACAACCCAGTGTGCGAACTACGCCAAACGATTTGGGAAGGGTATCATTCTATCAGGAGAAGGTGGGCTTTCGTCTATCTCTGATATGGAAATTGATTACTTTCCCTTTAGTACGTTTAAAGCAGAGCCTAAAAAAGAAGGTACGTATTCGTTTAAACAGTTGATGCAACACATGGCATCGGACGAGTTTAAAAAAGAAAAGTACCAGTGGGTTGCGATAGACAGCGTGACAGAGCTTTCGCAAAGATGCTTTGCAGAAGTGGAACAGGCGCAAAAAGATAAAGCAAATAGCTATGATCTGTGGACTATCTACGGACGAGAGATAACTGCTGCGCTCAAGTGGATAAGAGATTTGGATATGCACGTCGTAATGATGTCCCTTGCCACTGCCAAAGAAGACAAAAGTAATGGCACGACGATGTACTGGCCTATGATGAACCAAGCCAAAATATCAGAGCTGTTGCCTGCGTTATTCGATAATGTGTTTGCTCTTATACGAAAGACAAACGAGCAGAACGGCAAGATGACCGTTCAGAGGTATTTGGTGACTGACCAAGTAGGCGGTTGGTACGGCAAAGTTCGTGATCCTAATCGTCGCCTAGCTCCGTTCGAGAGCGAGCACGATGTTACCAAGTTATTGGATATAATTTACATGAAAGATGACGAGTTCAAAAAGAGGAGTACAGTAAATGAGTGATTTCATGGGACTAGAGGGCATGGATTTATCCGATGTCGAGGTAAGCGCCAACAGAATATTAAGTGTTGGTAGGCACGTCGTTAGTATAAACGATGCTGTTGTTGAGAAAGATGATGGTAAAGATACTGCGCGTCTTGTTCTCTCTTACGAAAATTCAGACGGCAACATTCGTCAATGGATTTATTTATATCATGGCGGCTCACCCAGAGCCACCGAGGTTGGTAAGAAGCAGCTTAAAGAGTTGCTCTTGATGGTAGGGCACGATGGTAAAGAAGCACCTAACGCCGATTTCTTTAAGGGTAAGTCTGTAGGCATCAACGTTAAGAATGAAGAATATATGGGCAAGACCCAATCGAAGGTGTCTTACTTCTTTACGGCTAAAGAAAAGGAAGCCTCTAGCGGAACTCTTAAAGACGATGAAATTCCTTTTTAAATGCACCCAGTACACCCACTAGCTCAGAATGTTCTTGATGCGATAGATCACGGCTACGATCAGGAAGATCGAGGAGAGGCACGATGTTATATCGGTGCCAGTATGGCAGGGACAGATTGCGTAGCGCAAATGTCTCTGTCTCTTCGCGGCTTCCCTGATGTATCGATTGATCCCCAGTTAAAAAGAATATTCTTTGCAGGACATAAGATAGAAGATTGGGTTGTATATGACCTAAAGAGAAGAGCCGATCTTAGGGTGTTTGAGAAAGACGATTTAACAGGTCGTCAGCATAGGAAAGAATGGCTGAACGGTCATGTGGTTTGTAACTCAGATGGACTTGTAGACTTCGAAGATGGTTCGGGTCAGGCAATCCTAGAGATAAAAAGCATGAACGATGCGAACTTCAAGAAGTTCTCAACAGTCGGAGTTAAGGCATCCCATCGAAAATATTATCGTCAAATGCAGATGATGATGGCGATGTTTAGGATCGAGCGTAGTTTGTTTGTTGCGTACAATAAAAATAATTCTCAATATCATTGTGAAATAGTTCCCTTCGATCAAGAAGAATGGGACGAAATGTACATAAAAATACAAGCTGCGCTTGATGGGCAGGCAGGGCGCGTTGCTGCAACCCCGAATGATTGGCGGTGCAAGTCGTGCTTCAAGAGGGAAAGTTGTTGGACTGCTCCAGACGTTAGCCCTGCCTGTCAATTCTGCAAACATAGTTATGCAAATAAAGATGGTGGATGGACATGTAAGCTGAACAATCAAGAGTGTAACAGCACTTGCGATCAGTACGAAATGTTCAGACCAACCGAGAGAGTATAGTAATGGATAAAATTTTTACTGAATTGAGCGAGGCTCGTCAGGGTATTATTAGAAAAGAAGCTGAGATCGAAAGTATATACGAACGTCTTGAGGCTCTAGATATGACAAGCATAGACGACATTCACCGTGCCAAAACAAAGTTACGGCATGAGAAAGAAAGATTAGTAGAGCTTAAATGCAGAGCTACCGAACTAGAGATTGACCTTATGAGAAGGCAGAAAAAATATGAGTAAGCTGCGCGACTTACCTTTGGATGAAGGTAAGAGATTAATTAACACTGACCGTAACCAAGAGTATGGCGAACCGTACGACAACTTCTCTGACATAGCTTCTATGATTACAGCTATACTGCGAAGCATCCTTAAAGATGGTGAGCGCGTACGTGTCGAGCATGTGGCGATGATTATGATAATCGTGAAGCTTTCACGTATGACCACATCACCCGATAAGTTCGATAGTTGGGCAGATATTGCAGGCTATGTAGGAACTGGATGGGAAGCTATTGCTGTAGATCGGGGTATAGATACCGACTAACCCCAACCGTTACCCCATCCTGATTTACTACCGCCCTTCTTGCTGCGCTCTCCTGCAACGGCATCAACGACACCTTCTTTAGCCCAAGACACGCCACCCAATACTGGTACTCTTCCTGCTATTTCTCGAATAGCTGCTCTCTTTTCTCCGTTAGTATCGTCTTGATCCCACCATGATCGAGCACCTTGAAGTACAGTAGTAGCGTCATTGAACAGTCCTACTGTCGGGCCACCGATTGTTTCTAGATTTCTCTGTGCTCCGTACGCACCGTTATCAGATTGTGAAGCTATGTCGTACGCCAACTCGCCCATCAAGCCAAGACCGCCTAGCGCCATCATGCCGTCGAAGTACCAACCCATAAGCATATCCATGTCTTCGTTTTCTGCAAAGGCACCTTCTATAGTCTGAGAAAGTTTTCGTTCGCGAAGAGCAAACTCTCTATTGTCTTCACCACCACGTCCTTGGATTATGTCTTTCGTACCTACGGCAACACCACCCATTGCAGGGCCAGCAATTAAAAGCGCAGCAAGTGGCGCAAGTCTGTTATCGCTTTGACCTACGAAAGCTTTTGCAAAGTTAGCGCCACGTTCAGCAGGGGTATTTCCTCTAAACGCTTCGCCAGCCACAGTGTTTATTAGCCTTGTCATCATTAGTGGATAAGACTTCAACTGAAACGCCATAGCTCCTAAAGGCGTTTGCGCCCATAGAGGTATGTCATTCGGGTTGGGCGTAAAGATCATTTGATTTGTCAGCTTAATCATCGAAGCCGAAACTTTATCAGCCATTGGATGCTCGTTATTTGTAAAACGACTTTCCATTATCAGGTCTAGATCAAGCCCTCGATCATCTACTAACTCAGCCAAACCTTCTTCTCGTAATATGCGACGTGCAATACGACCAGCCCTAGAATTTGGACGGTTCTTTAAAATTCTGTGCTGGGCTTTTACGTGTTCGTACGAAACAGCAGCAGCCACATCGCGCATCATATCTGTCCAGGGAGTAAGCAAAGTGGCGTTAAAAAACCCAGTCATAAACTGCGTACTGTCTACACCATGAGCAACCGTAAGTCTTTGATGCACTGCGTTTTCTGTGGCTGCACCAATGTTGCGGATCATATCTCGGTACTCTGGGTCAACTGCAAACTTACGCAAAGATTTTATGTACGAACCCATATCGCCAGTACGTATCAACGGCAGCACTAAATCACCGATAGAGGTTAGAGTTGTGAACCCAAGAAGCGTAACTGCGTTTACTCCACGCAGCCACTTCGAAGCATTACGCATAGAGAACGTTCCGTGTACTCCGTCGATTGGTCGTCGCATCGCAGAGTTCATAAAGCCTTGTGCGTGCTGTAGGTTTCTATTTGATGGTATGTCCATCAAACCTTTAGTATCACCTAACGCACTGGCTATTGCTGAAGCCCTCTTCTTAAAGTTGTTGCGTAAAACCTCTGCGTCTGGGTTGTCATTAAGTTGATCTCCTAAAAGCTCCATTATATTAGCTTCGATCTCAGGAGCTGACTTACCATCTCTTGCCATGTCTATGAGCTGTTGTGCTTTTTGTTCAGCTTCAAACTTATTCTTTATAGGAGCGTAGAAGGTATCGTTTCTAAAGGTCTGTGACTTGGTGCCATGATCTGTCATGCCAGAACGCGTCCAAGTAGTTGTAATAATCTTATCGCTAGAAAGAAGCTTACCGATAGCTTGTCGAGCGTTCATTGGCTGAGACAAGATAGCCATGTAATCATGGTATCCATGCACTCCAACCCCAAAGTTTTCTGTTAAATCTATACGGTGCTCTAGGTTGTCACTGTATTTAGTCATAGCGACTAACAGATCATTCTCTAAAAACACACCCAAGCTGTCAGGCAAATCCATGTCAGCAAACTCTGGAAACTCGTCGAGGCGTATAAGTCTTGTGTAGTCTAGGTGATCTGATTGATCGCCTGCCTTATCAGACATACGTTTAAAGTTTTGCGCTGGGTTAGAGAACACGCCATCCTCATCTACAAGTCTTTGTAGTACGCGTCGGGCAGATGCTTCTGCTTTGGCTGCTTCGCCTGTTCCATTTCGCTCGGCTAAGAAATACTTTTTTAATCTTCGCACAAACTCTTCTGGATCAGCTTGGATCAAGTCCTTGCGCCATATTTGTGGGAAATAGTTTTTCTTTACGTTACCAACAAGAGCACCAGATGCACGCAATCGACCAGTAGCTTCGTCAAGATAACCACGTACATGGTCGTGTGTTATTCTTTCTGATGGGTCTAAACTTCGTATTTTATTCGTATCTCGCAACGCACTTATAATACGCAAGTGACTAGCAGGCTGTGTCATACGTCGTTTTGGATTGATGCCCATTGCACCCATCGCACTTTCAGCCATCATTTGTGGCCCTGTTCGCCAGTAGTCTGCAATTCTGTTTTTACTGTCAGGTAAGTTCTTCAGCATCTTTGTGAGTGGAATGACAAATTTACCCATCCGTGCATTTGTTCGCTCGAAGTGACCGCCGCTTCCATCTGTAGGCTCAAAGAAGTTAGCAAGGTTTCTTATGCCCGAGCGGTTCATAATTTTTGAGTTCGTACGAAAAGGATTATAGATGCTAGACTTACGTATCTCGGCTGCTGCTTCTTTAGGCATACCTTTGCCCCTGGCAACTGCTACCATTGCTTCAAGCGTACGAGCTGGGACACCAGCTTCTTCTAGCTCTGCTGCTGCTTGAGTTATAACACGTATTGTATTATCGCCATCTACGGCTTGAAGTATTCTACCGTTTATCGAGTGGAGCTGCGACCCCTCGCCAATTACAGGAGTAGCGGTTTCGAATACATCGCTTCTTATGTTACGAACGTTTCGGTTCGACAGCATCATCTTTGTCTCACCAAGATTTACGCTAGTAAAACCAGCCTCTTGCATTGACTTCTTAAACTTACGAACGCCGCCCATAACCCCTACGACCTTACGTGCCATTTCTTCGGCAGTATGCACACCCGTAATAGCATCGAGATCGTTGGCTTCTCTGTTTTTACCCAGTGATCTCATTTGCCCGATTAATGTAGTGATAAGATCGTCAGACCCTGCCATGTCGTTTGTGAATACAGCAGGAGTTGTATCTCGTACAAAGACAGGTTCTACAGTTGTGGCTACTTCAACACCTAATTTTTGCAGTTCTTCCGAAAGAAGGTCGTCCATAGTGTATAGTTTATCTATGTGGGCTGATGAAGAAGTGTTGTCTAATCTTGCAGTATTAACCTTTGCCCTAGCTAAACTAATCTGATCGACAAACTCTATTGCTTCTTCTTTTTTATCTACTGGTGCAGAAGATATTAAAGC